ACAATAGAGTCGTCATAACTTGGATCGTAACCTTTATCTTCTGTAGGCTCCAATGTTTCTTTGTCAAAATAAAATAGTTCACGTAGTATCATGTTAGTATTTATGCTGGAGGCGTCTGACCTGTACCGCCTGGTGCCCCTCCGCCTGTTGCTGTATCTGGTGGTGGTGCTGTTCCGCCGTCTACTGGTGCTGGTGCGTCTTCACCTGCTGGTGCCATGTCTTCACCTGCTCCATCTCCTGCCAAGTCTGCTGACATACCTGCACTTGAAATACCTGCACCTCTTAATTCGCCTGCGGCATCAGTTGGTGGTGGAGTAATATTCTCATCATTCTCTTCACGCCACATACGTTCGTTGTCTGCAATTTCTTCTTCCGTCATACCTAAGAAACGTTTCAATGCAAATCTGTTTGAGATATAAGGTATAGCACTCATTTGTGTATACGTTGGTACTCTTGCATTATCAATTTCACTTTGTCTGTAACTTGCAAAGTTTTGTGGTGGTTGGAATCTTAAGTCAAACATAGCAGTATCAATGTTGATACCTTTTTCTAACAAGTAACGTTTAAACTCTTGACTAAATTGTTCTACTACTAAATTTTGTAGTCTTTCACAATATGTGTTGAATCTTAATTCCTGAATGTACGCAGTACCCACTCGCCCATCTTGGAATTGAGTAGCACCATCGTCAGGCCCTGTAGGAAGATAAGAACTAGGAATACGCAAACCACGTACCAACTTATTAGTAAAGTATTTAAGATCATCAATCTCTCCTAGATTAGTTCCGCCTGGTAATGTTTCAACCTTAGATCCTCTACCTTCTGCTGTTTGTGGAAAGAAGTAGTCTTCGTTAATAGATAATGGATTGTATGCACTATCAATAACGTTTTGTCCTCCACCTGTTGCACTAGGTATACGTCTTTGGTGTATATCTGTTTTTACACGTTCAACAAATTGCATTGCCAAGTGTGATGGCATATTACCCACGTCAACGTAAAATACTCTACGTTCTGGTGCTCTTTGTACACGATAAATTATAATTGCATCTTCAAGTAATTCTTTTTGTTTGTATACTTTAAATATACTTTCTAATAAGCTGTTACCAAATGGAAAGTTATTATCAAGTCCTTCACTTAAACTTAGATGTACCATGTTCTCTGCACTAACGGCAATTTCCATTGTGTCTTTTTGGAAACGTCCGCCACTCATTGATTGGTTAGGAGCACCTACTTGTCCACGTACTGAACCTGTCAAGTATCCATCTCCGCCACCTGTAACGTTACCGTTTGTTTGATGTGGAGTAGTTGCTACTGCATCTTTGAAGTTTAAGTTTACATTTTTAACAATGTATTGTTCTGGTGTTTTACCTTGTGATTCATTTACAATGATACGTGAAACGTTTGCTGGATCAACGTGGAACCAACGTTTAGTTTCAGGATCTCTAATGAAAAAAGCATCACCATATTTAAAAACGTTACGTAGTATACGAAACATTTTTGTTTCAAAATTTTGTATCTTACACCATTGTTGTAGGTATAATTTAAGTGTTTGTACTTCTGAGTTTGTTGCGTCTTGTTTATAATCAATTACAAATGGTGATTGATTTGATTTATTCTTTTGACTTGTAAATTCTGCTAAGATGTCTAGTGCGGCGTTTACTTCTGAATCTAAATCCATAGTGTTATATTGTCCATAACGTTCAACACGATTTGGACTACCTACATATACATCTGGTAGATAAGAAGAATAGTTAGCTTGAGCCGGACCCATACCACTGTTAGCATTTCCGCCCAACGGTGAGTAGTTTCCTGTTCCGCCTTGGTCGGTATCTACTGTATTAAAATATCTTTTCCAACTCATAAATTATCCTTATATCGACGCATCTGCTACTGTTTGACCGCTTCTTGTTTGTTTTCTCAGTTCAACGAGCATCATTTGTACACTACTATTTAACTGATCTAACTTGTCTGCGGCACCCTTCTGGCCTTCACCAAAACTTGTAAAGTTACTAACAAGATTTGCTTTGGTTTCTGAATCCATTTTACTGTATTCTTCTTGGTATTTCATTAGCTGTTTTGTTAGTTCTGAAAGTGATTTGGAAACGGATTTTAAATTGGCTCCGTCCATTGCTTCAATAAAGTTAGCAATACCCTGTAAGCCATCTCCAATATTTTTCAATCCTGCGGCATCAACGTCAGCAAATTCTTTAACATCTTTTGCTAAATCACTAATACTTCCTGAGCTTCCACCAAATAAACTTCCTAATGCTTTACCAATGCTGTCAAGTACACCATCTCCTGTAAATGCACTCATACCTTTGTGTAAACTTGTTAGTGCAGGTCCTACCGCGTGTAAGTTAGCTGGATTAATACCTTCAAACTCTTTAATACCATTTGCTAGATTAGTAAATGCTCCTGTTCCAATAAAGTTTGCAACAATACCACCTTTAGCAAGATCCATGATTGGTCCTGTGAGTACTTTTAATCCTTCACCAACATTTGTAAGTTTGGTTGAGTCTAGATCTTCAAATTTCTTTACACCGTCAGCAAGTTTGTCAACACCACCTACTATTGCTTCAACCATAGCGGCAATACCAAATCCTGCAACACCTATTCCTGCAAACGCAGTTGCAACTAATAATAGTCCTGGACTTGCTAATGTACCTGCAAGACCTATTGCGGCAACTGCCGCTGTAACTACACCAATACCAATTGCTAATTCTTTAAATCCTATGTCAGGCATCAAGTTTGCAAACAACCCGCCCTTGTCACCTTCTTTAGATGCGTCTCCTAATGCTTTATCTTTTTCAGCTTCTAGTGCCTTAATTTTCTCTGCGCCACCTTCGGAGTTTTTATCTACACTTGCTATTCTTTTGTCGTAATCCTTGGTAAGTCTTTCTTTCTTGTCGCCAGCACTTTCGCCTGTGAACATTCTCTTTAGAGGATCTATAACATACTTCATGAAAGTTTCTTTCAATCCAAATGTTTTTATATCGTCTACTATTCTCTTTAGGAAGTCTCCAAGAGATTTAATTCCATCTTGTAATTGTTTTACACCTCCGCCCTTACCTGAGAAGTAAGCACCGAAGTCAGCCATAACTTTTTCTATCTCTGTAAACACACCACTTTCAATCAGTGTACCAAGTATCAAGTTTCTTAAGTTTACAATAGTTGATTCAAAGGCCGCTAGTCCTTTTTCTCCCGACTCTATTGCTTTCTTTTGATCTTCCATTGCTTGTTTTGAATCACCAGCAATCTCTCCTATCTTAGCAACGTCAAGCATGGCATCAAATATTCCAACGCCTAATGCTTTGTAAGTAGCTATGTTTCCGCCCTGTGCTTCCAGTTCGTTTTGCATTCTGGCACTAGCACCTTGCATAACTTTAATAAAGTCGTCCTGTGATATAGAACCTTCTTTAAGTTGTTTGGCCGCTTCTGCAACCTCAGGCATCTGCATCATTAAACCTTTAGCATAATCACTAATAGGTACACCACCTGTTGCAATTAATTCTGTTAGTCCTTCTTTAAGTTCTGGACTTGCATTACCAACCGCGGCTAATACACCGTCAATTGATTTTCTAGTTCCTTCATCAATGCTTGAATATAGAGCTTGTAATCTCTTATCGTTAGCTTGAGCTCTTAAAGCCTCTGCGGCTTGTTTTCTTGACATACCTGTAACTTTAGCAAGTCCGTCAAGTTGTTTAATATAGTCTGTTGTACCTTGTGCCAACTGTCTAGCAGTCATGCCTTGATATCTTCCTGAAATCTTTTGAATCTCTAGATAGTCATTAGTGAACTCACCAATCTCTTCCATTGACACCCCTAACTTCATTAGTTGTGGTACTGTGCCTTTTAAATTTCTTTGTAGTTCAGTAAACATTCTAGCACCTTGAGTTGCACCACCAAACATCTGTGCCAAGTTAGCACTACCTTCGCCAATCGCTCCTGCAAATATTTCTAAACTTAATCCTGTTTGTGCGGCTTTGGCTTGAACATCAAACAATGAACCACCAAAGTCTACACCCGTGCTAGATAACTGTCTAAATGTATCTATCTGTGAGTCAATAACATTTAGGAACATCTGTCCTATACCACCTATTGCTCCTCCAACTACAGGTATCGTACTTAACAATCCAGTCATGTGCTGACCGAAGTCGCTGAGTCTTGTACCGCCTGTTACTAATTCTTGAGCTAATCCAGACGTAGCACCGGCTATATTACCAAGTCCGGCTACTAAACTGCCGCCGATTGATTTTAGTCCTCTACCAAATGTCTTTAATGCTTTAGTACCGGCTTTAGTTGCTTTTGTGCCGTCCTGTGTTGCGGCAGTACCAGCCGTTGTGGCCTTGTTATTTTGTTTCTGGTTTAGTACACCAGCCTTTTGGGCTTTGTTGTAGGCATCCTGAGCTCCGCCTCCGCCACCACCGCCTCCAGACCCTAAGGCCTTTAAGAGTAGCTGTAATGTGGCTTCTGATGCGGCGTTCGATGTAACGCCATCCATTCCCCCGCCTTGATATGTGACTTGAACCATATGTTATATACCTTGTAAAACACACCCATAAATATTATATGTGAATACTTTATTATTTATGCCAGGAAAAAGATGCCAGAAAATATTGAACGCAAACTAGGAATCTGGCTGGAACATATCACAAAACCTCAGTCTGAAATAGGAAATTACAGCATTTGTCCTTTTGTAAAGAAAATGCCACCTGTAATCACTGCTGATAAGCTAGATATGGAACAGTTTGAAAACTTATCAGAAGAAGTTACGATCTACTGTGAAACAGAAGTAAATTCAACATTTACTGAAATAGACGAACTATGCAAGGCTCTTAATAACAAGTATACAACTCACATATTTTTACCTGATCATCCACACAGGGAAACATTTATCAAAGGAGTAAAAACAGGAAATGGGTATGTACCTTTGATAATAGCACAAACCAAAAAAGAACTTTTGTCAGCTAGAGAACGATTAAGTAAGACTGACTACTATTCTTATTGGGACAAAGAATACCTAGAAGAGATATTTAATTATGGCGATATGGACAGAGTGGGATAAACTTACAGATGTTATTGTTGGTGACTGCCACAGCCCTGGAAGTTTTGATCAGTTATTGCATAGTAAGAGACCTAGGAAACAATTCAATCTAATACTTGAAGAAACAAAAGAAGATTTACTTGCATTAACTAACAAGCTAAAAAGTTATGGGTGTAATGTAAGACGTCCTGAAACAATCAAACCACAACGTATTACATTACCTACGTTTGATATCAAGTTTCCTAACAGTCCTATAGGACCAAGAGATCAATACATTGTAATCAACGAAACAATATATCAAACAT